GGTTAATCCTGGTAACAAGTCCCATTTCTAATATCAAGTTGACCGATTTAGTGTTCAACCCTTCAAGAGTAGAGTCTGTCTTGGAGCTATGTGGTTTGAAGGATCAGCTGTTTTTGACTTCACAGGGGCTAAACTCACGTTTGATGTGCCAGAAAGTTATCGAGAAAGCTTTGAAGTCCGATTGTCGCCTAAACAGCGTTCTACATGTCTGTCAGCAATTGCCAAGGTCGTTAACGAACCCGATTTTAAAGGAAAGCAATATGTTGTGGCGAGAACAATTACAGAATGTATTGCCCAACTTGCCGACATGGACCACAAAGGACGTCTCACCGCTCAAGCTACTCACGCACCAGTTCTTATTACAACAGGAGAACCTTTGGTTAGACCTGGTTACAGAACCATTACCTTGGGAGGAGTGGGTTCTCGATACCCCTTGTGGAGGCAAAGACAGTTAACAGAAGTACGGGAGAAAACGTTAGAACAGTGGCTAACCAACAAAGATGCCGTGGTAAAGTGTTTCCTAAAAATAGAAACCAGTCAAGACAACATAGACCCACGCAACATTTCTCCAAGAAGTGATGCGTTCTTGTCTATCGTGGGGCCATATATATCTGCCATTGAACATTCAGCCATAGAAGCTCCTTATTTAATTAAGGGGATTGATTTGAAACAGCGTGTCCAGAAAATGCAAACTTTGAAACAATTTGATTACTTCTTAGAAATTGATTATAGTAGATTTGATATGAGTATATCGTATGAAATCCTGAGTCAATTTGAATGGGTTTGGTTGACAGAACCCTTCCAAAGTGATGAACATCTTTTGTTTCGGACTGCTTTGGCACTCGCATTAACGACTAAAGGAGTGTCTGAGTTAGGCATTAGATACGTTTTGGCTGGTGGCAGATGTAGTGGTGACGCCCATACTTCAATAGGCAATGGAATATTGAACAGATTTATGACTTGGATATGTCTGAAGAAATTGCCTATTGATGCATGGACTATGTTTTGTGAGGGGGATGATGCAATATTG